ATCTTAGTAAAGGTTGCTGACGGCGTTGTGTCTACGCTCACACAATCTGAGTCTGCAGTTAAACCGCAAGTAGCTCAAGAGATGCTGCAAGATGTATTGAGCATGACGCCTGAAGAAGCCGAGAAGATGACAGAGGAAAAGCTTCTGGCTGATGTCGACGCTGCAGTATACGACAAGCTCAAGATTGTAAAGATTAAGCCAACCGGATTAATCACCAAGTATGGCTTCATCGTTGCGCCTGATAATACGTTCCTGAACTGGGGATACTGTCACTTACTGGCCACGCAATGCGAGCTTATCAACACCACGACCAATCAGCTTATCGACGCTGGCACGCTTGCCAACTTGCCATCTGGCTGGAAATCCAAGGAGTTCCGACAAAATAAATCGCCAATGCGATTTAGGCCTGGAGAATTCCCAACTGTCGACGTCGACGCAACAACACTGCAAAACGGCCTCGTGTACAACCAATTCCGCGACCCATCTCCAGGCTTAATGCAAATGAACGAGATGACCAAGAACGAAGCGCGCGGAATGACTGCAATTATCAACTTGGAAGGCACCATCGCCCCAAACGCACCAGCAGCTACAACGCTCGGTATCTTGCAAGAAAAGATGATGCCAACGACTACGCTGATTGGCCGAGTGTTACGCTCAATGTCAGAAGAGTTCAGCAAGATGTTTGACCTGAATGCCAAGTACACCGACCCGCAGTTGTATCAGCAGGTGTTAGATGATCCAAATGCAGACTATCAGCAAGACTTCACGCGCCAAGGCTATGACATCGAGCCAACCGCAGACGCAAGCAAATCCAGCCAGATGCAGCAGATGCAGACGGCAACGGTATTGCTTGAGCTGTTGCCAATCTTTGATGCTCCGACACCTGCCAAGATTGCCATTGCTGAGCGCGTGCTGAATACCATTGGCGAAACTGAGCTATTACCAAAACTCCTGCAGCAGCCACAGCAAGACCCGCAAATGATGGCAATGGAGCAAGAGCGGCTACAAGTAGAGCAGATGAACATGCAGCTACAGCAGCAGAATAACGAACTACTGACCAAGCAGCATGAAATTAAAATGGCAGAGCTTGAGATTAACAAGATGAAGTTGCAGCTAGACCAGCAAGAGCTGCAACGGAAACTGAAAGAAGGTAATGACAATCTCGCAGTGCAGGTTGCTAAGCTAGAATCTGAGGCTGAGCGCAATCAAGCTGATGCAGGATTGAAGAATGCACAAGAGATTAAGACTTTGGCAGAGGCTGCGCAGATAGGCAGAGAGCCTGAGCGGGAAGAAATGTAGAAAGGGGCGTAAGCCCCTTTTTTATTGCGCCATTTTATTGACGCCAATTTTTTGACATGCCATAATTTTTGCGTTAAAGATTCCCCATAGACAAAGAGACCAAAGATATGACCGACCCGCTAGGTATCGACGCACTAATAGACCACAAGCGTCACGAAATAAACGACTTCACCCAACCGGAAGAAGTCTGGCAAGTTTGGCACAGCCATCCCATCACGAAACATCTATTCTCCACGCTTCAAATGGAGCTATACACGCAGGAAAAGTCAGGCGCAGCTGTCACATGCCCGCAGGTTATCAGCTTACTTGAGCGCTATTTGGCATTTGATGAGGGGAATAGCAAATGATTAATCCAGCCGGATATTTCGTGCTCATCGAAACCGACGAGCCAGAAGTTAAATCAAACGGCGGCATTGTCTTAGCCACAGCAGAGATTGCTGACCGCATGGATGAGGCTGTATCAACTGGGCACATCAAAGCATTTGGCCCTATGGCGTTTAAGGGGCTGTCATGTGGCTGCAACTCGCCAGAAGATTGGGGCGTGAAGATTGGCGACAAGGTTGAATTCCTGAGCTACGACGGCAAGCGACCACAAGCGGCAGGGCGCAAGACTAAACTACGCCTAATCACTGACCAGCACATCATTTGCAAGGTGGAATAATGAGCGATTACCAAGAAGAAATCACCGAATCATCCAGCTCACACCAAGATGAGGCTATCCGCGAGGCTTTTGGTCTCGAGCCTGAAGATGTAAAGCCAGAGCCTGAAGATAAGCCTGAATCCGACAATCAGCCAGAGCCGCAGCAAGAAGCAGCGCCAGACCCTGAAGAATCCAAGGCGCGTCAACATGGATGGACTAGCAAATCCGAATGGGTTGAGCAAGGTAAGAATCCTGACGATTGGGTTAACGCCAAACACTTTAACGACAAGGGCGAGTTAATCCGCCAAAGTCGAGAGCTGAAGAATCTGGAAAAGACGTTTACTGAGCGCGTTCAAAACGTTCAGAAGCTGGCTCAGATGCAGGCGCAAATCCAACTGCAAAACCTGCAGCAAGAAAACGAAAAGCTGAAGTTTGAGCGCCGGCAGGCTATTAACTATGGCGATGTCGATGCGGTTGAGAAGCTGGATAGCCAGCTGATGAACAATGCGATTACGCAGGTAAACGTCCAGCAGCAACTGCAAACAAACTCGCCAGAAGCTCAATACCAAGCATTAGCGCAAGAGCGTCAGCAGAAAGAAATCGAATGGAATCGCAACAACCCGTGGATTGCTGACGGCAGCGAAAAGGCAAATTACGCCATCCAGCTGTATAACGACATTGACGCAAAAGCTCCGCTGTCAACGTTTGAAGAGCGCATTGAGTATTTAAACGCTGAGCTGAGCAAGAAATTCCCGGCAAAGCCAGCAGTGAACCCAAACCGAGATAAAGCGCCAATGACCGACTCCAAGTCTGGGCGTGTTAGCTCTAGTGGGCAGCTGACCATGTCAGACCTGTCTCCTGATGAAAAGAAAACTTGGGATGCTATTGGAATTTTAATGTATGCGAATGGAGACACTTCAAAAGAAGGTGTAGCTAAAGCGCAAAAGACATTTTTACAATCTGTCAAAGACAGCCGGAGAGCTTAATCATGGTAGGACGTCCACGCAGTACAGAAGCAGCAGCAAATAAAGCTGAAACACAACGCGATGAGCGCAAAACTGAGCGCGTGTCAATGGCTCAGAGTGAAATTCTTGCATATCAGCAAGAGGCGGGCTATCATTATCGCTGGTTTAACGCAAAACAAGAAGGTCGTATTGAGCAAGCAAAGCGCGCTTGGTACGAACCGGTCTTAAATGCGGAAGGTGGCGAGGTGCGAGCGCACAAAAACGGCTCAGAGATGCTGTTAATGCGTATCCCACAATCGTACTACCAAGAAGATTTCGTTCGTGGACAAAACAAAGTCAACGAGCAAACAGGCGAAAAAGTAGAGACCTTAAACACCTCAGGCGCAGTGCCTGATTATATTCCCGACGGGCAGAAACGCGTTGCCCAGCGCGAGTATGACATCTAGAGACCACAATAGCTCGCCGTGCATTCTGCATTATTGGCAACGAGCAAAACCAAACAATCTCAATTTGACAAACTCACGAGGGTTTTAACATGGGTTACTCCGTATATAATGCGGGTGGCAACACATCAGAAAATGCGGGCAAGGTTCGCCGCGTTTATGTTGATGCTGCACACGCTACATTGATCGCACCTGGCGATTTAGTTCGCGCAACTGGCTCTGCCGATACCGAAGGTACTGCAGCTGTTGACGCTTTAACTGCAACTGGTCAGCAAGTTTTCGGCGTCGTTGCTTCCGTTGAATATCGTTACGCTGGCGAAGCATTAAGCCGTACCGGCTTACCTGCTGGTACTGCTGGCTATCTGTACGTACAGCAAGACCCTGCATTATGGATGGAAGCTCCGGTCGCTAACGGTCCATTGCTGGTTACTGACGTTGGTCTGAACGTTGATTCTACATTCACCGCAGCAACTAACAGCGGCGTGCTAGACATCAGCAACATGGTCATCAACGCAACCGGTAAAGCAACCACTGCAACACTGCAATTACGTGTTCAACAGGTGCTGCCAGACTCTAACGGTGTGTTGGGCAACCGCGCACTCGTTTCTATCAACAACCAATCAGCGACGGGGGTATAAGTCATGGCTGGTACTATTACGCGCGGTAATTTTCCCCGTCTATTACAAGATGGTTTAAAAGCAGTTTTCGGTCAGACTTACGACAAGCACCCAGAAGAATGGTCAAAAATTTTCGATAAAGAAACCTCTAAAAAGGCTTTCGAAATCGACCAGATGATTGAGGGCTTCGGTCTGGCAGCAATCAAGCCTGAAGGTTCAGACGTTGCATTTGACGACTTCCGCCAATCATTTGCGCCGAAGTACAACCACGTAACAGTGGCAAAAGGCTTCGTGGTGACTGAAGAAGCGTTAGAAGATGAGCTGTACGGCGTGATGAACAAGAAAGCTCGAATGTTAGCTTTCTCGATGCAGCAGACCAAAGAGATTTTCCACGCCAACATCCTGAACCGCGCATTCAACGGCGCATTCACTATGGTTGATGGTGATGGTCAATCACTGAACTCTACTGCTCACCCACTTGGCCCATCAGGCGGCACGTTCAGTAACCGTTTAGCAATCGATGCGGATTTATCAGAAGCGTCTATCGAAGACATGCTGATCCAAATTGGTAAAGCAGTTGATTCTCGCGGCTTGAAAATCAAGCTGCAGGGTAAGAAACTGATTATCCCAGTTGACCTGCAATTCGAAGCTGAGCGTATTCTGAAATCAACGCTGCAGAATGACACTGCAAACAACGCTATCAATGCAATCAAGTCTACCGGCATGCTGTCTGAAGTCGTAGTTAACCACTACCTGACCTCTGCTGATGCTTGGTGGATTAAAACTGATGCAATGTATGGCTTGCAGCACATGATGCGCCGTGCGATTGATTTCGGTGAAGATAACAGCTTCCTGAGTGGCAACGCCCGCTTTAAAGCGACTGAGCGCTACTCTGCTGGCTGGAGTGATCCGAGAGGTATCTACGGCACCGCCGGTACTGCGTAACAATGGTGGGCGGCGAAAGTCGCCCATTTTCTTTGCTGTAAAATAGGACGATGACGCAATGGGTTACATCATATTCGCAACAGGCAGGCGGGTAACTATTGCCACAGCGATTACCGGTAACGCAGGCACATCTACATACAGCTTTCGCATCAGGTCTGGACCTAACGGCATCACAGTGCCTGCAAGCGGCTTGGCTGGTTTTTTTGGAACTTCACAGGTTGGCACATCCAATGGCCCAGTGGTTAATGCGTCTGGGCAGTTGCGCATATACGTGTCTGGTACAAATAGATATGGCTCAACATCTGCGCTTATCACTAGCGGGGTTCAGTTCGACTATACGATAACGCACACATCCGCTGGCGCTTGGGATATTTTCAACAACCTTACCGGCTCACCAACCGGAGAAAGCGGAACATTTACATCAAGCACAAGTTGGGTTAATGGCACAAACGCCTTAAACCAGCTGGGTAGGTCTAGCAGCACAAACGCTGTTTACCTTGTCGGCGATATGGAAATCATTGCCATCACCGGCTTAACCAATAGCCAAGAATACGACGCAAGCCTATCTGGCGGCACCGGCTTAACTCTACCAACAGCATAAACCATTGGCGGCTTTACGTGGTCAGACCACTAGCACGGTTTGCGCTTAGCTGGTCTGCGTCCTTTAGCTGGCATTTCTTTAGCTGGTTTTTTGTCTTTCATGGCTTCTCCTGGTTATGCGTCTGGCATTGTGAAAGTAAACGATGTGACAGCAACCGGCTGACCTGAAGTCACTGTGGTATTTGTCACGATACAGTCAGCACCTGAGCCTGATAAACCGACAGAGCCTTGAGTCTGAGCTACGCCAGACACCAAAACTCGACAGAATGAAGCTGTGCCTGTAGCTGAGCCATTGACTGTTGTGATTGTGTTAGCTGTGATAACGCCATTTACCTCAGTTCCAAAGCCTGCCAAAGTGTGAGTTGACAGCACTGTATTGCCAGACAGCGCCGTTTTAGCGTTAGCTGGCGGCGTGCCTGAGTACAGTATAAATTGACCAGTCCCCAGAGTTGTCGCCACTTGAGCAGCCATTGCGTTTTGTAAGATTAAACCGATTGTAATTGCCATTTTTATTCCTCGTCTCTTGCTCTGTTGACTTCGCCTTGTTTTAAGCCAAGAGCGCGTTGCTGGATAATGTACCACTCCGGCACGATAACGACCGGTGGCACGTATTCATTGTTTCTGTTTTCTTCTGCGCGTCGTGCGTTTACTAATGCTTGCTTTAACGCAAGTGGATCGCCTGCAGGCTCCGGCACTTGGATAATCATTGCCGCTTGCATTCTTAATCTTGGCAAAGTGCCAGAGAATGCAACTAGCGGAGGTGGTAGTGATACCGTTGCTGAGATAGACGCCCTGAGCTTCGGCAGTGTGCCGGCAAAAGATAGACTATTTGGCGCAGCGCTAACTGTTGCTGAAATGCTTGCTGTTAGCTTCGGGAGCGTACCGCTGAAAGATAGGCTATCTGTTCCAGTGCTGACTGTTGCGTTAATACTTGCCTGCAGCTTTGGTAATGTACCAGCGAATGACGTGCTAATGCCGTATGTTACATCAGCAGAGATTGCAGCCGTTAAGTTTTGTAACGTGCCGC